CTATCCGATTTGCTTAGTTGCAGTGCAATTTGATTTGGAAATATGAATGCTACCTATTGATAACAGTGAAGTCTACGTGTGCCATTCTGTTTTCAAGTAATGGTTTGTAAATGTTGTACATCGGAATATCAAATGCATCACTAAGGTGTGTGCTGTACTCTTGAGGCAATGACTTAGATCGCTCGGTTGATTTATCTTTCTTTACCTCACCATTGCCATAATCAATTGCACCGGCATTCTCCATTGATATGCACAGCTCTCTGCAATTCTCTTTATTGATTCTGATGATTGGTAGTTTAGATGATTCATATTGCTTCAATGCAAGGTTGATAACCAAGTGCTTATCCTTATGTGCTGGGTCCAGATGATGCAGCGTCATTAGCTGGCAATTCCATCCATGTTTCTTAAATGCAATCTGCATTTGCTCGGCATAGCTTAGCTTACTGTTTGCCTGTCTATTGTTACCAGATCTATCATAGTAAAGCAATACAGTTCTATTAGATCGGCTTGCATAATATGCTGAGAAATCTGCAACAAGATCATCTAATATACGCGGATGCTTAACAAAGAAGTTCTTGAGCACATTGATTCTGCGCGGTAGTTTCTGCATTACCACCATGCTATTGATCCGCGCTCCCCAATCTACACCACATATAAGCGGCAACTTAGGGTCATGATCCCCATCAGCATCGCATGTAAGTGATTTAGGGTTGAAATCTTTATTCGCTAAATCAATGAAATTATAGTTGTTATTGATGTAGTAATGCTGATTTGCATCTAATTGGCCATAGAAACCATTAGCCACTGATGCTGGTCTTATGTTCAGTATCTCAATATCATACAAGTATTTAGACATGATTGACTTCTGCACATCAAACCAATCATCAGATAGATTGTGCTTGTTCTGCTTTGCAGAAGCACGCAGAAATAAATGATGCTGTGGGTCTGTATCAGCCACCTTATCCATATCACTAAACCATTTACCATCTGCAGTGAGTGGTATAGTAGATGCACATATGCTACTATTCAATAGTGGATGATTACCAAACCACCGCTTACCTGCACGGTTAGTAGATATTACATCGGTGTCAAGCTTATGCTTATCAAGCTTAGCGCCTTCATCTGCGATCCACCCCATGATATTACGGCCACGGTGAGATGTTCTGTCTTGGCCAGCCAATTGAAATACCGCGCCAGTATACACGTGTATGCAATGCTTCCATCCATCACCATTTGGTGCTTGGTGGCATATAGGCCAATCTCTATTTCTACGGCCTACTACATAATGCAGATCTTCTTTCCATCCAAACAACATTTCAAGGCCTTCCTTAGTACTTGGCCATGTTTCAGATAATATCTGCTTGTAAGAACTACCCACCAATGAGAATTTCCCCCTGGGTAACTGTGTACTAAGTTTATAGAAACGATCAGCAATTATGGTCGATTTACCTGCACCTCTACCCCATTCCAACCAAATAAATTTGGCAGGTGATGTCATAGCTATCATCTGAGGTATGTTTAGTTCAACCTCTTTTTTTGGTAGATTATTCATCCAATTCCATATCAATATTTGGAAAAATGGCATCTAAATCAAATGCACCAGAGTTATGAGCCATATCAATAATTGGCTTCAATTTCTTAGAAATAACAAACTTAATTTCGTGTGCTTGAAGGTTTTCCCAATCAATTTTTTCGGCATCTTCTTTATCTAAGCCATAGGCTGAAATCATGTTTTTTAGCGCTGCATTTGCGGCTTTTAAATCATCTTGTTTGAGACTTTTATTAAACACCTTTAGCGCCATGTTGTATACAATATGGCGCATCGCCTTTTTGTGAACTTCCTGAGCATCACCATGCAATTGAAGCGAATGCTGCACATCTCGTTGTATAGTCCTAATGCTTAAGCCAGATGTTGTGCTTATTTCTTTTACTACATCTTCACGAGAAATACCTTCACAAAGCAAACCCCAAATGGTGAGCCATCGCTTTCGTGTTTCAATATCATCCTGGTTTTTCAGCTCTAAACCATGGGTATAATAGGCTTCAATTCTACCATATTGAGTAGATGTATCTATTTCAATTGGCATTATGCTCTGCATTCCTTTTGGAATAATGCTCAAATCACGATTTTTCATTGTTCTCTCTTCGCTTTAGTTCAGCACGTGCGGCAATAAGCTCTGCATAGTGCATTTCTCTTAATTCAGTAGACCTTTGAAGCTTAGCGCTGATGTATTGTCTCTTTTTTTGATCTCTACACTTAGCCAAGTCATTTTCATACTTAGCTCGCTGCTTTTTATGATGACTTTCAGATGCTTTTCTGTTTCCTTCAAATCGCTTAAGCTCTAAGTCGCTCATTTTGGTAATATCAACCGAAGATTCAACAGTCGGCACTATTTCGCCATGAGTTAGATAGTGATCAATTTTATTCCACAGCCTAGCTTCTTTATCCTTTAAATCGATGATATTAAGCGCCATTTTTTCGCGTGTTTCATCGTCTTTTAGGTCTACAAATCGCAAATTCCAATTTAGCTTTCGTGCTTCTTTGGCGTAATCAATGATTTTGATATAATAGCTTTTAAGCTCTGCAGGGAGTTTTTCAAATTGAACTTTTTGCAGTTTTGGATCTGCATATGCAACCACATCTTGAGGCTGAGCACGCTCAATGGCTGGTGCTTTTTTTTTTCGGCTACAAAAGGAATTTTTGGCGATTTTATCACCTTTGATTTTGAAACAACAGCCTTTTTATCACTCTGATCACGCTCTATCTTGCTCAACTCAACATGAAGCTTTTTCATCCAGTTTATTTGACCTTTACCAGCCAAAAAACGCTTTTTAAGCACGTCAATTTTCCCGTATTTTCGGTAAATAGCCACGCCAAGCTCATAATCGCCACCATCAGCGCGCCAAGCTTGTATTTCTTCTGCTATCGTCATTTTTCAAACCTTGATTTATCCGGAAAGTACTCTTGCAATGCCTGGCGAAGCTCTGGCGTTAATCCAGCATCATTGTGATTCATGAATTTGTGATTTTGAAACCAATTTTTAAGCTGATCTACATTATCACTTGGTTTTCCATCAAATGGAATTTCTCTTGGACCATAAAGTGCTAATTTCACATCATTTCCAGGCTCTAAAAACTCAATATTGGCTGGTCTGTGATGATTGTAATACAGAGAAAACATCAACAGCCTGTTTTTGCCTGGTGCATAAATCTGAAACACTTCAATCATCTTTTTTCGATCAAAAAACTTCGGTAAATGATTCTCAAAATCAACCCAAGCATCATCTGCGCCTGGTAAGCATCGTTTTTTAGCTCGCAAAGCATCAATAGTTCTAAATTTAAGCTTGGTATGCTTTGGAAACTTGCTGCGATCTACCTTATCGATATCTATTGCATTTTTTGACCTTGGCAAAGCAAAAACACGCTTCAAATCAGCCATTTTTACCTCAGAAGTGAGATAAATATCATCATACGTGTACAATATTTTATTTCCAATGTTTGGATCTGTAATGGCAGCATTTAATTTTCTAACGGCATCTAAACACACCGGTAAAAAATCATCGTAAATATGCTCTACTGGTAAATGATTTGCATTTTGTACCCAATCTGGAATATCACCAGAAAACCACAACTTAAATGGCACTTTCAGATTCTTATCCAAGCTTCTTAGGCTGTATCTTAGTTCATCCCACTTAGCTGGGCCGTTAAAATATTGGTATACTACATCAATCATATCGCTTTGATTTTTTCGAGTAATTCATTACTAAAATGCTTCTCAAAAAACACATTAGACCGCACATTTACTTCTGTGAAATCGTTGAATTTGTTCATACCAACATCACTTTTCAAATCAAACATCCTAATGTTGCGCTCAAGCATTTTGAAGCTATACACATTATCGTAATGATCATGGCAATAAGCATTGATCATTTTACTCATGCTGCCGTCAAGTCCTCGCTTTTTGGTGTCGCTCCATAGCTTAAAACCATGCGCTTCTACCAAATCACGGCTAAGCATACGGCCAGCGCCTACGGTTCTCGATTGTTGAGACTTATAACCACGCCAGTATACAACGCGTGCACTCTTTGCATTAACTACATATAAGTCTTTGATGCCAACAAACTCGGCTTTTTGGCCAGCCATTTCAAAATAAAACTGCAGCATAGCAGCATTAATGAAATCATCACTACCAAGCACCAAAACATAATCAAAATCTAGGCATTTACTTGCTTCTAGCACTGCATTCCATTTCTTACCCAAAAACTCGTTTGAGCATTCGGTGTAGTGCGCCCAATTTGGCACCAGCTTTCGGCTCGAAATGCCTTCGCTACCCACTACGGCCATGCTCAACTCTTGGCCATCTTGCAACTCATTTCTAAGCTGCGTATAGTGGTCCATGAATAGCTTGGTTACTTTAGGCCGTTGCCATATAGCTGTAATGATGTGTATCTTCATTTTATCGGGAATGGCGTACGGTTTTCAGTCTGAAAGACAGCTTTAGTATATCACCGAATTGTTTAATCATTTGCACTCGCCTAGCTTTTGTGCGTTTTCGATTATTCGTTTTAAGCTTTGCGGCTCTTCTTCGCTGACTTCTGTTTGGATCAAAAATTGGCATGCCTTTATCATCATATGCAATCACACTTCTGGTGATATACATGCCTTTTCGCAAGGTTATTTTTTTACCACCTTGCACATAATCAAATGTTGAGGCGTTGATAGATCGGTCTTTTACAATGGGGTAATTCTGTATTTGATACATCTTGTAGGTATTTATTATCCAAAGATTAGCACCATACAACTTTGCGAAAAGGACACAAAAAAAGGGCTACACATTGTGCAGCCCTTTCACCCCAATTAATTCACACGTACCTACGCGATGAATAATCTTTATGCAGTTGTGCTTGAGCTAGTGCTCAAACTTGCAGCATCATCCAATGGATCATAACCCAGCACAATTGGTGCTGGTGATGTGCTAGGATAAGAACACTCAAAACTGATTTGCTTACGCTCGGCAGTTGTTGCACCTGTTGTTGGTGTGATGTTGTCAAAATTCACAGGTAAGTTTTCACTACCCAATTGTCTCAACGTGCCATCACTTTCAGGAACCAATAAAATCATTGGTGTGTTGTTTGCATATCTAGCAAAACCTAATGCTCTACGCTTGTTTCCTGGATGAACAAAACTAAACTTGTTCAAGAAACTTTTGCCATCCACTTCGCCTTGTGGCTCACAAACTACACCGCTGGTGTCTCTTGTGATATACATCTTATTCCAACCCTTTCCAGTTTTGAAATTATATCCAATGCCATCTTGTGCGCAGTCAATTACTGCAGCATCATCAAGACTTGCTGGGCTTTCAGGAACGTTTGGAATACCATTTTTGGCAAACGAACTGCGCGGAGCATAATAGAAATAGGCAGCCATGCCACCCATATTTTCAGAGCCATCTGGCCAAGCAATATCTAATATCGCGGTACTTTCTAAACTCACGGCTATTGTTTTTTTTTGATTGATAAAAGGCTGAGCCATATTGCAGGCTCAGCCGTTAATTTCTATCAGATCACACTCACTACACTAAGGTAGTTGAGTTAGATCCTGAGTACGACCAATCTGGTCTGTACATGTAAATCAGCTCTGGTCTGATTACACCAATTGCTTCCCACCAATCAGTGTAGATGCTTACATTTCTTTTAGCACCTTCTACCATTGGCATTGGTATTGCATTTTGTCTGGTAGCATGTACCAGGTTACCTTTTACAGTCGCAATTACAATTCCTGTACCAGCCAAACACTGCAATGGCTTGATCTCCCATCCAGCACCATCACCATAGATATCAGAGAAATCTATGATAGGTGTTACTGAATAATCAATATTTGAACCAAGCGTGTTTCGCTTATCCTTGAGCATTTTTCGCACCAATTTTGGATCGCTAAAAAACTCAACCATTTCACCTTCAAATTCAACTGGTAAATCCTCAGCCATTTCTTCGTAAGCATCAAATGCTTCTGCAAGTATCGCTGGGTTTTTGTCAATCAAAAACTGATGACCACCTGCATTTA